GCTATCCAAGAGCAGTCCGCACAGATCGCTTCACTTAAGAAGCAGTTAGAGAACAAGTAATCTTTTACTTTTAGTATAGGTTCTCTGGGGAAAGACCTTCGGGTCTTTCCCTTTTTCGTTAAAAACTACTTATTATAATGTTACAATAATGTTTATTTCTATAAGGTTATAAATGAAGAAAGATTTAAATCAAATTGCAAAAATAGAAAAAGCAATGTCAAAGAAGTTTGGAAAAGAGTCTATTGTCAATCCAAAGTCTGGGTGGGATGACGAAAAAGAAAAAGAATACTTAGAAGATTTAAAAGAGTTTTATTCCGAAGAATCCAAAGAAGCTGAAGACAAAATAAATGAAGACGGCTTTTTCATTCCTAGAAACCTAATTAATAAAGAAATAAAAAGAGTTTGCCCAGTTTGTGAAACTTATTCTTTTTCCGGTAGAGATGACCTCTACATGAATAAATTTGAATGTTGCTACACTTGTTACCTCAAGTGGGTAGAGCATGACGAAAAAAAATGGTTAGAAGGCTGGCGACCTGATAAGGAGCAAAATTAAATGGCTACAGTATATGATATTGTTAAAGGAATCAACCAAGCAGCAGCAAATGCTTATGATGGATCACATGATGCAAGATTCAGAACAGATGGCGAAGATGACCCCATTGGGCTCAAGCGCGAAAAAGGCTGTGCTTTAAATGACTCTAGAGTGATGGATGGTTTTAAAGTTCGTATGAGCGGACCAAAGCTTATTGTCTCTTATCAGTCTGAAATGCCAATGTCTTCTTTTCACAATACCAAACTAGATGAAGAACTAGAGCAAACTTTTGCTGATATCGCAAAGTTTTTAAAGAAAGAATACAAAAGCCTGTCTGGTGATACATTAAGCCTAACAGAAGATGGTCCTGCTAGTATGATGCTCCAAAACATGTCAAAAATTAGAACTTGGGTGCAAGCTTCTAAAGTTTACACAGTCGGCAATATGAAAGATGTTATTCCTGTGGGAGAACCCTCAGAAGATACTTTGGAAGATAGTTTCCGTAAATTTCTTGAGCAGTCGTCTGACAAGAAGCCTGAAAATGTAACACGACCAAATGATTAATGGCTTACAAACTTACAAAAGAAAAGATAGTAAAAGAGATTGTCAAATCGGGCAAGAAACCCGTTTATTTTATTAATACCTACTGTAAGATACCACACCCAGGAAAAGGTCTCATTCCATTTAAAACTTATGACTTTCAAGGTGATTTAGTAGAGAGTCTAGCGCTACATCGCTTTATTGTTGTTCTTAAAGCAAGACAGTTAGGCATCTCTACTATTACTGCTGCTTATGTTGCTTGGTTGGTTCTTTTTCATCGAGACAAAAATGTTCTTATTGTTGCAACAAAATTAGCAACTGCAGCAAACCTAGTCAAAAAAGTAAAAACCATTTTAAAAAACCTACCACATTGGTTAAAAATAGCAGACTTCAGTGTAGACAATAAAAACAGCATCGAACTTACAAATGGTAGTCAGGTTAAAGCTTCTTCTACATCAGGTGATGCCGGTCGTTCAGAAGCTCTATCGCTTCTTGTTATCGATGAGGCTGCACACATTGATGGTCTAGACGAACTATGGACCGGTCTTTATCCCACCATATCCACTGGTGGGCGCTGTATTGCAATCTCAACTCCAAATGGTGTGGGTGATTGGTTTCATGAAACATACGTCGGAGCCGAAAGTAGTGAAAACGAGTTTCTTCCAGTAAATCTACCTTGGTCCGTACACCCTGATAGAGATGACGAGTGGTTTAAAACAGAGACTAAAAACATGTCTCGTCGTCAAATAGCACAAGAGTACGAGTGTAACTTTAATACTTCAGGCGATACTGTTATTCACGGAGATGATATATTAAGAATAAAAGAGGGAATATCAGAACCAAAATACAAAGTTGGTTTTGATAGAAATACTTGGATTTGGGAGGAGGCACAAGAGGGACATAGCTATTTGCTAGTTGCAGATGTTGCAAGAGGTGATGGAGCAGATTCAAGCACGTTTCATGTATTTAAATTACAAACAATGGAGATAGTTGCCGAGTATAAAGGTAAGCCAACTTCAGACCTTTTTTCTGAAATACTTTATACAACTGGTTTAGAATACAAAGAGGCAATGTTGGTTGTAGAAAACAACAACGTAGGGTTTAGTGTTTTAGAAAAGCTTTTAGAAAAAGGATATAAAAATGTTTACCATAGTAAAAAAAGCACTCATCAGTATGTGGAACAACACGCTGCTTTGGGCGATTCTTCTGTTGTCCCTGGTTTCACTACGTCTCTCAAAACAAGACCTTTAATCATTGCGAAGTTTGAAGAGTTCATAAGAAACAAAGTTTTGACTATTTATTCTAAACGTTTAGCAAACGAGTTAGACACGTTTATTTGGAAAAATGGAAGACCGGAGGCACAGCGCGGCTATAACGATGATTTAGTAATGGCTGCAGCGATAGGTTGTTGGGTTAGAGACACAGCAATTATAGAAAATCAGAAAGACATTGAATATAAAAAAGCTTTTTTAAATAGTATAACAACCACTAGAACTAATCTAGATACAAGAGCACCTGGTCAATACAAAGTTTCTCTACGTGAAAGATTTGAAGAAGAGCAAAAAATAAGAAAACAATTTTCTTGGATATTTAAGGGATAAAAAATGGCAGGAAACGAAAATACTAAAAATACAGATTCACCACTTTTTAAAAGACTAACGCGTTTGTTTTCTGGTCCTATTATTAATTATAGAACCCAAAACACGAGACAGCTTCGTAGAAGAAAATTAGATAAGTACGCACAAACATTTAAAGATGTTGCGGGTCAAAAGTTTGAGCGCACCGGCTATAATCCTTTAGATAATTTTTCAAATTACAATATGAGCACGCAAAGTCGTTTAGTTAGATATTCTGACTTTGAGCAAATGGAATATACGCCAGAATTAGCTTCCGCGCTGGATATTTTTGCAGACGAAATGACAACGTTTAATGTTTACAATCGTATGTTAAAAATTCAGTGTCAAGACGAAGAAATAAAACAAATCTTAGAAACACTTTATTATAAAGTTCTCAATATTGAGTTCAATCTTTTTGGTTGGGCAAGAACAATGTGCAAGTATGGCGATTTTTACCTTTACATGGATATTGATTCTCACCTCGGTGTAAAAAACGTTATCGGTCTTCCTTCACGAGAAGTAGAAAGACTTGAAGGTGAAGATAAACAAAATCCAAACTACGTTCAGTTTCAGTGGAACAGCGCAGGTGTAACCTTTGAAAACTGGCAGATAGCACACTTTCGGGTGCTAGGTAATGATAAATTTGCCCCCTATGGAACATCAATTCTTGATCCTGCTCGTAGAATTTGGAGACAACTAACTCTTCTTGAAGATGCAATGATGGCATACCGCATCGTACGCTCGCCCGAAAGAAAAGTGTTTAAAGTTGATGTTGGTAATATTCCAGCGCAAGACGTAGAAAACTTCATGCAACGTTTCATTACTTCTATGAAGAGAAATCAAGTTGTCGATCCAGAAACAGGCAGGGTTGATCTTCGTTATAACCCAATGTCTGTTGAAGAAGATTACTTTATTCCTATTCGTGGTGGAGTTAGCACTACAATTGAGTCACTCCCTGGTGGATCTTTCACAGGTGATATTGATGATGTAAAGTATCTACGAGACAAAATGTTCTCTGCTCTTAAGATTCCACAATCTTATCTTATTAGAGGAGAGGGCGGAGAAGAAGAGAAAGGAGCCTTAGCACAAAAAGATATTCGTTTTGCAAGAACAGTACAGAGATTGCAACGATCACTTATTTCAGAGATGGAAAAAATTGCAACTATTCATCTATATGTTCTTGGTTATCGCGGTGATGACTTAATTAATTTTAAACTAAAACTTAATAATCCTTCAAAGATTTCTGAGCTACAAGAGCTTGAAACTTGGAACACGAAGTTTAGTGTAGCTTCGCAGGCAACCGAGGGTTATTTCTCAAAACGATGGATTGCTGAAAATATCTTTGATGTGTCAGAAGATGAGTTCTTACGTAATCAAAGAGAAATCTTCTACGATAGGCAAATTTCTACAGCATTAGAGAAAGTTGCCGAGGAGAGTGCAGCAGCAACTTCCGGCGGAGGCGGTGCTCTGGGTGGACTCGGTGGTGGCGACCTTGGTGCAGACCCATTGGGCGGCGGTGATCTTGGTGGTGATCTTGGTGGTGATCTTGGTGGTGATCTTGGTGGCGAAGAAGCAACAACACCCGAAGAGCCAGCAGCAGAACCCGCTGGTGAAGACACTACCTTGCTCGCTGAACCGGGCGGCGAACCTGCAGCAGAGACACCAGCAGAATCGCCTCCTGGAAAGCGTGATGATACAAATTATAAAATTGTCAACAAAAAAACCGGTGAGACTACAACCACAAAATCAAAAGGCAAAACGTATTCACCTGTTAAGGTTGATAAAAGAGATAGTGGCGCTAGAAAAAGATCTTACCGTGCAAATCATTCGCACGAAATATCAAGAATGCCAGATCGTCAAGTAAGAAT